TCATCAACTGTTACTCTATCAGTAGATGCTGCGGTTGATGCAGTGGTCATGCTTATTACTGCGCCAGTGCTTGAAACAGTTCCTACATATGTACCATCATAATATATTAATGAATCATTTTCTAATTCAGTATTATTCAATATTCCTGCGTTTTGTGAACTTATTACGGCTGAACCTGTACTAGCATAATAAGTACCATACCAATTTTGTTCTATGCATACACTTCCTAACAATGCTATGGCACGAATACCACCTACTACACCAACTGCGTTTGTGGTGTAACCGTTATCTGTAGTACCGTCATTAGGAAAACCTTGATCCGTTACTCCATCTGGATCTGCTGCTGCGTTTGTTTTTGCTATCTTTAAAGGGCGTCCCATTTTGTTTCATCTCCTTAAGTTAGACGTTCTAGGTCCTACGCAGTTGGGGAACTGCATAAGTCTCCCATATAGAGAGAGAACAATGTATTTATTAAACTTGAGTGAGATTTATCTGATACGTATTACCAGTACCGCTGTCAGCAAGATAAATGCCGTCTGCATTTGCAAACATACTCCAAACATTCGAACCTGAATCATATAATAGGTTAAAACCGTTTGCAGTTGCTACTTCAGTTATAGTAGCATTATTAGAAAATACATCTTCACTAACAAACACGTTTGAAGCGATTACGTTTCCGCTTACTGTTATATTTGATGATACTGATAAGTTGCCGACACTTATATTACCAGCTGAAATATTACCAACAACGTTTGCATTGTTGTTTACAGTTACACTTGAAAAAGTAGCTAAATTAGGAGTTGTGCAACCAATAGCTCCATTGAAGTTTCCGCTTATATTACCTATAACGTTTGTAGCGTTTACATTACCTGTTACTGTTAACACGCTGGATACTTTATTAAAGGTTAAATTACCAATGCCACCAAAAGTACCTGCATCATTAAATTGAATTTGTGTATTACTACCCCCTGCAACAGCATTACCAACCGGAGCAATTTGACCAAGTACATTTGCACTGTTTGCAGTATAACCAGTCCATAATGGATTATATGTCACAAAACTAGAAGTTGCTGCGGTATTAGATTCGTCGTGAATACTAAAAGTAGTATTGCTTATTCTTCGTGTGAAAAATTGATTTGTACCTGAAACTCCTGCTGTTTCTATACTACTTTTAACAGCACCAGAAGGTAGAACACCACTGATTGTAACCGCGGTACCTGTACCAAAGAAGTGGTCGGTGCTTGTTGTAACTATTGTCCCTTCAGAATAATTACTACCATTAGCCGCACTGAATCCAGATATTTTATAAACTAATGAACCATTTGTAGTCCATGTTAGATTTCCTGTTCCATCAGTCTGTAATACGAAACCATTGACACCACCTGATATTTTAACATCATTAATCTGTCCAAGATCGATTTCGCCGCCGGCATTGCCACCAACATTTACAACAGTTGTGATATTGGCTGCAACATTAATCCCTAACAATTGTCCGTTTTCAGGACTATTTAAATCTAAACTAGCATTACTGGATCCGTTCAATCTTGAAAAGTCTAATGGACTAGCAGTGGTCAAGATTTCTGTCTGTGTCGTGGATCCGGCCGTAACAGGAGGCACTATATTAGGATCATTTCCTATATAAACACGTTGTTCATCAGAAGCAAAACCTATTTCCCCTACGTCTAGTTGGGGCAAATCAATGTTTGCACCTGTTCTGTGGATAATTTTCGAAATCTGATAAATGGCCATAATATAATCTTTATTGTGATTATATTATTTATCTACCATTATAAGAACTTTGAATAGTATTCTTCGCAACGTTGGAACCATTTACCTACATAATTGTCAAATTCAGTTCCCTCAATGATAAATTCAAGATATTGATTATCTGCGGTACACATGAAAATAACGCCTTTGCGTATATTTGTACCGTATACTTCGTTGTGTGCTGTAGCATAAGCAGCAGATTGAATAAAGTAGTCCTCAATCCATTCACGCTTTTTAACCTTGTTGCTTTGTTTATGATCCATAATAGCTTCATCGCCGTTATGAACTCCGCAAAGGTCAGTTGTTCCTGCATAGACCTTTGGAAAATAAAGCGGTACTTCAACTCCCCAAGCTTCATTTAAATTGCATAATCCTTTTTCAATTATACTTTTTGCCATTAAATGACTTTGTATACTGTAAGGATTACTACCTGGTTCTTTAAGCACACCTTCTTTGATATAATCCTCAATAAACTTGTGCATACGTGTACCACGCCCCGCCGCTTCAGTTGTGATTTCTTGCGCACGTTTATGACCTACACGGTTACGCCATTCCATTAGTGCTTTTTTGGATTCTTCTGACTTAGTTGCGTCAAGGATAGTTGTTACACTAGGAAGTTTTTCACCGTCTGGTGTAGCGTATCTACGTGAACCATTTTCAGTGACACGATTGATGCTTATATAATTAAATTTGTCGGGAATGTACATAAAATAATTGTACTATGATTTGACCTATAATACAATTATTTTGGTTATAATTTTTTAGCTTGTTTTGATGCTAGTTGTTGAATTGTTTTCTTGTGATCAGGAGTATTCCCCTGTACAGGTTTTGGTGCTTGTGGTACTTCTTTTTCTTGCCCTTTGAATATTACTTGATCGTCGTTTACGTTATCTATAATATTGACCAATGGTTCTTTTTTGACTATATCGAAAAGATCGGACTTGTCAAGTACAATATCATTAATCTTCAGAAAATCTAAAAGTTCATCTGTAGACCATGTGCGAGGTGAACCTTTCAATTTTTCTTTAAGTTGATTAGTGACCGCCATCAATTTAACACGCAATGGATCGCGGTCATCAAACTCGTATAAGCGCATTTTACTTACGGGTAGAACGACCTACACCAGCAACAGGTTCTGTCTCGTCAGGCTCTTCTGGTAGATCAGGAAGATCAGAATCAGGCTCTTCACCACCCAATGCATCCATATCTTCACCGCCTTCTGGAGGCATATCGCCAAATTCATCAGTTCCCATATCCATAGTAGGACCTGCCATGTCGCCACCCTGACCAGTGATAGAATTTAATGAAGATTGTAGTGTACCTTTACTTTGTGTTAATGATGCCTGTAGTGATGTTAAAGCTTCGCTAACGGCTGTATTAAATTGCTCACCTTCGTTAGTACCTACTTCACTATTGACTCCATCGACAACAGCAGGTAATTCTTTAACAAGCATATCGCTTACTTGTTCTACCATTTTTTGTAGTGCGTCTACCATTTCTTGAGCAGCTAAAATAACTTGGGACTTTTCTACTTCCTCATTTTCTAATACGATTCTAGTATTATATAATGGTAGGGACCTAAGTTCTCCATAATGATGTTGCAGAGCTTGCTCCATAAAAACCAACTTTAAATAAGCTGGATTTTGTTCGGTGTTTAGTCCGTTACTTTTTTGACGCATTTCGTTCATCAAAGTATTAACCTTGCGCATCATACGCTCTGTGTCATATAAAGACATTTTATCCAAATTAATACTGGTGTTAAAATGTTCTTTAAGAGCTTTCTTAGCGACTGTGCTTGGTCTAGCGTTAAATTCTGTAAGTTTCATAGTTTTTCCCAAAGTTACATATAATATATTTATCTTCTGATAAATTATTTTGCGGCTTCTGTAAATTGCCGATATTGCCATTTTTTGACTTCTTTAGCATACTGATTTAGGTTATGCTGTATTTGACTTTTTTTGTTCTTGTCCTCAACTAATTTTATCTCGTAAAGTCCTCTAGAATCAGGATTTTTAGTCTTTTTGATTAATTGATTATGTAGTTGTATGTTGGCCTCAGTCCCCTCAAGAAGCTGGTCAAACATTAAAATACTTGAACATTCTGCTACTCTATTTCTCTTGTCAAGGGTAGCGTAAATCACTGCATTTCGCAGAGAATAAAAGGTTACTCGTAAATGTGTATTGAAACTTGTTAATAGATATTTTTTGTTTTTAATTGGGGTAATCTTGTATTCATTAAAAAGCACATATCCATCTCCGTCCTCTATCACTACTATCCCAGATAAGCCTCGCAATTCTTGTTCACTGAGAAGTTTTTTGAGGATATTGTACATGTTTAACTCATCCATCTTCGATCACCTCAAAGTAAATATTTTTCAATTCTGGGCTAGTGTCAAGAAAGTTTGGTAATTTTTCCCATTCTGATCCAATTTTAAGCATCGGAACTTCATCACAATCCTCATACAAATAACCCAAATCATCACTACCGTTGTTAAAGACACTTTTGTGATTTACTGAAAAATCGAATACTGAACATTTTTGAGGTTCTTCATTTTGATATAAAAATCCGAAGTTTTTAAAACTCGCAAAATCTATGTCTATATTCGTTACCTCAGAAATATTCTCAGGTTGGCCTCGTAGCGATATTATTTGTAGTATTGTATCTAGATTTACCTGTTGGTTTCTAGTTTTATTCCATTCTGTTATTTGCTCTACGTCATATTCTAACGGAGCTTTTCTGTTAAACACCCCTGTATATTTTATATCAAACAGTGTGTAGCATCTTATTCTAGTCATAAGATTATTTATAGAGGTAAAAAAGCCCGAGAAATTCTCGGGCCTTTACAGTTACTAAACTTAAATTAAGCTTGTGAACTTGTGAATGTAGCACTGTTGCTAGTAACAACTGAGCTAACTACGCCTTGGCATAGTGCTGTCAAGTTAGCACCAACTGAACCGTCTGTTGAGAAAGCTTGTGTTGGATAAACTGCAACTGCTAGTGTACCATTAGCACCAGCGTCTGTCCACTGATACATATGGATAGTAGCTAATTGCTGAATTGCATTGATAATTAATGCAACGTTTCCGCTCTCTGTGCTACCGTTGTCAATATTAGCTCCTTCGATAGTGAAGAAGTCTAACTTTGGACCTTGTGGTTGTACTGATGCACCACTTGTTAGTGCGTTTAATGCACCTACTGTGTAGCTAGGTGCGTCATAGTTCATTACTGGTTTAAAATCACCATGTACTTTTTCTACTTGTGCCATTTTATTTTCCTCTTAAAGTTGATTGAACCATATAGGTTCTACTTTTATTTAGTCCTTTTATTTAAAAAGATGGAATTTGGATTAATTTTTTGCGGCTAAATTCTGTCTACTGAAGCCCAATCTGTCTACAAATTTGAAGTTATTGCAAACAAATCCTTCTTGTGTTTGTATCCCTGACTGTAAGTATCCTTTGACAGGACTACTTTGAGAAGCTTTGTCAAGTTGCTTTACTAACGACATTTTGAGCTTATACATTTCAGACCAAATAAGAAAAGCACCTGCAAGACCTTGCTTGTTCAAAGATAAATGTAACATTACCTTTTCACGTATCTGATCGCTCATAGGGCGTGTTTTAACGAATTGTAAGAAATCTCTAACTAAGTTAGAAAGGTTACCGGATACTACTTTTCTGTTAATAAACACCGTAAACAAATTACTATTAAGAACACTTTTTGTTCCAGCTGGTGCTACTAATAATTGATCTACTGCAGGACCATACGTATTGATTGCGTTATCGCAGCGAGTAACTTGACCGTCATTCAATTTTAATTTTGGTGGGTTGGGCATAGCACTTGGTACTATTGCTACATTACCATCATTTTTAAGTTTCCCGATACTACCATTCAAACTTACAGCATCATCAGTACTTGCGCTGTTTGGCTCCAAATATTGATGTACTGCTATTCCTGCAACTTTATTTTTTAATAATTGTCCTATTTCACTATTTGCATCAACTGTATAAGTTATACCATTTGGATTTGCTTGAAATTTATACAAGCCATTTTGATCCTTTAGTGGTTGACTGAATAATAAATCGCCCCAGTAATATCCATATCCTTTGTCTTGTTCACTTAATCCTTGCCATATTCGTTGAATAATGCTGTGAAGTTCGGATCTGTCAACACCTCGCTGCAAATCGTAATTGCGAAACATGGCAGGACTATAAACATTGCGTCCAGCCATATCTTTTTTATTGAACATATGCTTGTCCATTATTGCAAACTTTCCGTTGCTGCCTCTACCGAATATTAGTGCTGGATAACCATCCCATTTGATAGTTACAAGATTTGGACTTTGAGAGCAATTAACTATTGCGTTTAATGCTGTTTTAGCATAAGAACTACCACCAATGAAGATAGCATCCTCAGGGTGATCTAAATGACCCTTAGCTTCAGTGACAACCTGCAAATCATTCAAAGTTTCCTGAATTTTTTTTAAATCAGAAGAACTCATTTTTTCTTTTTATAGTTTTTAGATTCGTTATATCCGCGAACTATATTTGGATTGTCATCATCCTGAGCAGTATTTGCTGTACCGGTTATTTCTCTATATAATTTTGTATATGCTGTAGGATTTTGTTTGTACAATAAAGTCATTGCGGTTTTAGCTATAGCTTCCAAATCATCAAAGTTTGACGATCCTGTTAGTTTGTTTATAGAAGCTATAACTTGTTGTGTTGACGAACCAAGTTTCTCTTGACTAGAACTAGGCTCTCCTAATGTGGGTTCTCTCTTACCTTGGCCCTGCTGCTGTCTTCCTATGTAGTATAGGTAGTTTCCTAACTTATTGATATTCGAACCACTAGGTTCTTGCGCAACTAAGTTTGACAATCTATCTAAGTTTTCTTGTTGGTCTGCATCCGCTTCCCACTTATAATTCATAAGAAAATTATTTGCAATTTTTTTAATATCATTTCCACTTGCAAGGACACCGCTAGATTTTGCACTATCAATCGCTAATTTTGTACGCTGATTAAATTTTTTAAGGAATTCGTCTTGGAACATTACTTCTGCTGCTTTTGTTCCTCCTGTACCTGTTAGATAATATTGCCACTTTTTGGCTATGTCTCCGATACTTGCTTCAGAAATTAATTCTTTATACCTCATCGTTTTTCCTTAAACTTTTACTAAATCTACCTTGGTCCCTAGATTTAATAGCGTTTAAGAGTTTGCGCTCTAAAATCGCTGCTTTTTCAGGATCGTAATGCTTGTTAATCATTTCTAACAAATTTATGGCGCTGGTAATGATGTTATGAGCCCTACTTTCTATCAAGTATTTTGTGTCTCGATTTTCACCAAGGGCCTCTAATTCTTCTAGTAAGCTACGGGTTTTTCTTTGCATAATGGTAGATATCCTAATAGTATTTATCACTTAGTTAGGTTGTTCAGAAGTGCCTTCAATTTGGATGAATTCACGTCGGCCACCACTCGTTTAGTCTCAGGTTGTACTGTTTCCTGTATAGCTGAATTTGTGTCATTGACTGTAGATTTTGCCTTAAGCTGACTTAATAGTTCATTAGCATTTGGTTTGGGTTTATTAAACTGCTGAGAATCTTCAGGATTGGGGTCAGTGATCCTAAGAGTTTCTACGTCAAACGCTAGTTCAATCTTTTGACCAACACCTGAACTGCTTCTAGTTTTCATCAACTGTAACTGATATTGACCACGTTCCCGCATGCTACGACTTGTGAAAATACCAAATACATTATCCGCTGTATTAATTTTACTGATACCACCTGAAATATGACTGTGATCAAATTCTATTTCTTCTACCGCACTGCGATTTAACTGTGACGCTGTTACGAATAATACGTTCAATTCTTTTGCCAAATTTCTCAATTCTTCAGAAACATATTTGTCTTTGACAAACAAATCACTTGGGCTAACTTTAGCAGAAACCGGCATCAACAAGTCCAAATAGTCAACACACAAGAAATCAACCTTCATGCCAGTTTGTACTTCTAGTTCTTTACAATATGCTCTTAAATCATTGACTGTGCTTTGTGCTGGCATATATTTTATGCGCAGTTTTCCGGCTTTTTTAGAAACCATCTTGACCTTCATTTCTACATCATCGATATTTTTGAAAATATCTCGACTACTAGTATCTGTCATCATACTATCGATACGCATAGAACAAAGACCTTCACTAAGTTCTAGTGTAACATAAACTCCGTTCAATCCTGCTTGAACCCAATTAACTGCAAGATTTTGCATGAACAATGATTTACCTGAACCACTTCCTCCTGCGAATATTTGCAGTTCTCCGCGATTGAAGCCACCATATAATTTACTATCCATGCATGGCCATCCTGTACTATTTTGACCATTGCTAGATTTTAATATCATAAGTCTACCTTTAGGATCTAGAAAGTAATCAGTACCCATATCTTTTTGTAGACTAATCTGTACAGCGTCTTTAATTAATTTTTCAACCGGATCGTATGTACCCTTTTCTAGTAAGTCAGCCGCTTTTAAAATTGCACGTTCAAGTTCTTGCCTCTTAGTAAACTTTTCAAACTCATCTAAGAACCATTCATAATGACCATCAGATAACTCATCAATAGGATCTATCTCTAAACCAGTGACTGCTAGTATTTGAGATTTGTCTGGCAGTACGTTATAACTTTCTGAATGTGTTTTGAATAACTCCGCAACGGGTCTTAAAGACTTATCGAAATTTAATGGATTTATAATGTTAGTAACTCTTGTATAGAGTTCAGCATTTGTTATCATCATACGCAAAAATAGTTTTTGCGTTTCTATGTTATATTCTACCAATCTGCTTTTTCCTCATCTCTAGTTTAATTTTACTTGTTGTAGCATTTTCTAATATACTTAACAGTGTTGGTAATTTACCATATTTTATTACAGCATCATTGACATCCTTAACATCATCTGCCCAATAAGGTAAACTTACGTGATATCCTAATTCTAATGCCCTGTCTGTTATCTTCAATCCTGATTTGTCACGATCAGGAACTATAATAATTTTTTTATTAAGTTGAGATAATAATAAAGCCTGTTCATTACTGATATCATCATGCATCAGTGCTACACCATCGATGCTTAGTGCATCAAAAATACCTTCAGTTACTATACAAATTTGCCATGATTCTTTTTGATTGTCTAAATTAAATACGTATCCGAGCTGCTGATCATTAATGAATTTTGGAATCTTCCCATCAATAAATCTTGTTGTGTGTCCTACAATGTTATTCTGATAGAGATAGGGAACAATGATGCCATGCTTACTTCTTGTTGTAGAATTAGGAGTTACATAAAATTGATATTTTGTAATGTCAACTTTTCTAGCTACCAAATAGTCAACATATGTTTTATGTACTGTGTTTTCAACATCAACCGGTTCGCAGTCAGGTAACTTCTTACTTTTGAACTTAATGTTAGTTGGTTTTTTCTTTTTAATTAGTATATCAAGTAAATCTCTTTGCTGTAAACTTTCTAAGTTCCATCTTTGAATTTGATCTTTGTCAACCCCTAACCATTGCAAAAACTGTCTTGTTTTATTGTTAATCGATTTACCTAACGTAAAGCTACAAGAATAGCCACAATTAAAACAATGCATGACCCAATCGTTGCCATTAAATTTTATGCCACCTCTATATCGTGTGTCAGGACGATGTCCGCGATGTCCACAACAAATAGCGTTAAAGCTAGTCCAACCACTATTTGTTTGTTTTTTTCTGCCGGAAATTAAAGATAGGATGTCAAACATACTGACATTTTAGCATGGTATTCTTGATATAACAAGTTTATCTGGCTAAAATTTGTGTTATATTTCCCTGTGTGCTAACAAACTGCAATCTTAAGTATGGGTGATAACCATTAATCGTATACCCTGTTGTTTCAGTGTTACCCAAATATGTATACACGTTTCCGATATTATACCATTCACTATCGGGAAGAGTAGATCCTTGTATTTGAATGTTACCTGAATAATTATCCAAGTACGGTTGAATCGTCAATATTGGATTATCTGTAGTATATAATACGCTACTAAAGTAAGTTACTGTATTGTTATTTGGTATCGCATGACTTGGAATCGTTATTTCTGTAGCTGGCACAAAACTGGGTAAAACACTATCTACTACATCTATCACACCTCTAGCACCTGCCTCGCTATTTACGAATACAGGAAGGTCAAGACCAGAACTAGCAATCTCTAAGCTATAGTAACACATTTGGGTGTCAACATTTTCAATTTCACTACTTGTGAGTACAATCTCTGCTAGCCCATTTAACATTAAAGTACCAGTAAGTGATTTTCTTAGGATTATTTCAGTTCCATTATAATTTATTAATCTAAAGCTTATTTCTAATCCTGTGATGTCCACTGGTTTTTGCTCTTGATTTAAGAATTGAAATTGAAACTTGTTGTCTACACCTTTGTTTAGTTTAAGATTTTTTGCATACACTATTTGATACCTCCTTGGTGAGTTCCCACTGAAAAAGACAACAATTTGTCTTGGTGTAAATAGATAAACACTTGTTGAATACACAGTAAGCTCCTTTCATGTATTTATAAAAATATTATTCATTACCAAAATTGATAAATATCCTTGTTCGAACCAAAAATGATACATAACGAATTTTTTAAAAAACTAAGCGAAAATCACCCCTTTATAACAGTTTGCTCATATGCAGGACAGGATTATGTCGGAATAGTGCAAAATAGAGATGACGTGGTTACAACTATCTACGATTATGGAGCAATCGTACATCACCAACTAAGAGAGAAATTTCTAGAACTGGGGGATGTGTGGTGGTGGGAAAGTAATCGATTAGTTCCAATTAATATGTTCCTAAAGGATGAATGGAACCAGTTTAAGCCCTACTTAAGGACCTTTAATAACAAAAGCTTGATTATATTACATGGACCTATCTGTAGTATGCTAGAATTAAGTAAACGTAAATCAAAACGAAAGTCCATTACTCTAGTCAAGCGAATGTCTTAAATCCCTTCTTCTAATAAATTCATATGTAGTACAACTAAATGAGCATAGGCAACACCATGTGCTTTTTTGAAACTATAACCATCCTCTGTTTTATCCCACACTGTTTTACTAACTACTGCCCATTTTTCACCAAGTAGGTGTTTCTTTGCAGGCCTAATACAAGCCAAAAACATAGCAAGTCGTGGTATGCTGTCTATAGGCTCTGGCATTTTAATAATATTTTTATGATGATTACTTAAATGAATTAATTTTTCAACAAATGATGTTTCTTGTAATCTGTTCCAATTAGGTTCTTTCATTAATGAAAGCAAATGTTTTTCATCTTTTACCTTATCATAAACATGCACATTCAAAAAATCTAATTTTAAATATCCTCGTTTTTCAGCATCACTGTAATCAATATTTGCCATATCATTAAGTGCATCATATGGTATTTCGGTGACATATATCCCAGTTGCGTGTTTACGTATAGGTTTAACATTTCGCATAGCAGCAGGTATATGCTTGATATGTTCTAATATCAAATCACGATTACCAAAGTCTATGTCAATGTCACTTTTAAATTTCATAATGTTTCTAACAAGTGTGTATTATTTTTACTATACCATTCGTAAAACTTACCTATACCTTTTTCTAGTTCAGGGTGATATGGATAGTTGGTTGCGGGTTTAATTCTTCCTTGCTCTATGCGTTCACAAATTTCAGCATCTTCAAGTGCGGTGCTTTCATACGCTTTAAATTGTGTCATCATAAATTCTGGATCAAACCCAAACACACTATCTAAGTGATGATATTCTATCACATTAAAACTCGTATTACTAGTTGTGCCTGGCCAAATCGTACTAACAACAAGTGTATTAGGATACCATTCTACCATAATGTTAGGATAGATTGTTAACCAAAGTGCACCATGTTTTGTATCGGGATAATCTTTGCGGATTCGCTCTTGCATTTCTAAAAAGTGTGGATTAGGATTTTCGTACAAATTAGGAGTTAACATAACTTCTTGTAAACTCCAATTATCACCAAAGTGCCACTTGTAGTTATTCATATCAACAAAATTACCTAAGCCAGGATGATATGGTTTCACATGATATAAATCTAAATATACTTCCATAAACACTTCCCAACTACTGTTGACTACCATAGTTTCAGTTTTAGTATGAACATAATGGCTCATATCAAAGTAGTCTTTTAAGTGAGGTGATAGTTCTATGTTTGGTGCCTTATCTTTAAATAATAAATTGTTCCATTCTACTACATCATATGTTTTTAAACATCCTTTAGCACCGTCTATTGGTTCTCCGATAAGTTTGCCATCAGTATCATATGCCCAATGATGCAGTGGACAAGTCAGACTACCTGTGTATTTTTGTTTTTCTTTTACCATAATTGCACCACGGTGCAAACATGAGTTTGATATTAAGGACAGTTTGTCACTAACATTTTGTACTGCAACTCTATTGTTATATTGGGGTACAGGTATAATTGTGTTATTTTCTGCGTTTAGTTTTGATATTAGATATGTCATAAAAATCCTGCCTTCATTAATTTTTTATATGCCTGTTGCACTACTATTGCTTGTCGCTCTGCATCTTCTACTGCTTTGTGTGAGGTCTTGTGACCACCGTCTTTAAGTTTTACACCTGCAATTTCAAATAATGTTCTAGTATCACGCACTGTATAGAAAGGCCACGGAATAGGATTAGGTTTATCCGTTAGAGTTTGACGCATTGCAGTTTCCATTACTACTACGTCGAAGGGTGCACCATGACTCCATACAGCACGACGATTCCAACAAAACTTGTAAAGTTGTTCCATACAATCTTTTAAACTTTGGCGACCATGATCACTCATAGCCTCTTCTAATGCCGCAGGACTTTGCTCACTCCACCAGCGTATAGTGTCATCATTAATTATTCGATTGTATTGCTCTGTTTGATCTTCTATGGTTGGTCGTAATTCTAGTTTCTCTACTACCCCATCTCCTTTAGGATCAAACCTGACTGCACCGATAGTAAGGATCACGCAATACGGGCTTGTGTCCAAACTTTCAATGTCAATCATAATATCATTTGCCATTAGTATGTTCTTTCTTTACTATAGGACTGCATAGTGTTACAAACTTACTTTCCCATTCACTTTTCGCTACAAAACATTCTTCTCTTGTAACATATTCTTTTTTATAAACAAACTTCATTGTAGGTGGAGGATCGTTCCAAAGTTGAACGATTAATAACCAAACTGTTACAGGTTCCATTATTTCTCCTTCTCGTTGTTAAGTTTAACCCCATCGCAATTCAAACATCATAAACTCTTGTTCCGTTGTGCAAGTCACTACGCTGCCCTTAAAAGCAGCAACACCTAACGATAAATTTTTTGCGCACCATTCACGCAATGAATCTTCATATATACTCCAGTAAATATAATCTGTCAATACTATATAGTAATCTTTACCTATCGCAGGAGGACTTACAACATAAGTTTTATTATTTGTTTTTTCTTTCACAAACAGGCCTAAAGGGATATTCGTTGTAGAAATTCATCCATTTTACACATTCTTCGTGTGAATGTAAAGTTTGTTGGTGAAAAATTTTGTCTGGTGTGGTAAGCAAAAACACTGTTAGTATCCAAATTTCCATATATTATTTGTATTTTAGTTCAAACCAAGTTGCCAACTCATCATTGTAAAATTTAAAAACAGTTTTTTTCTCTCTAATGGGTTCGTCTTCCCAAATATAACTATTGAATATAGGCGGAACATATGTAAAATCAAAATCTTGTCCCTGAACTAATCCAGAATGTTTCAGTTCACGTACAACCTCTAACGTGTGGGATACATCCCAATACATACATTCTACTTCAATCATAAAGTAATCTTAATATTCTTTTTCAAACACGCCCCAACCTAATTTAGTTTCGGGTTTGCCTTTGCTGTATTGTACTAAAAGAAATCCGTCATCATCAAACCTACAGTCCCATCTGGCATAGTCTTCATTATATAACTTTTTCTTTATATGCCATAGATAACTAGCTGGGTAATCGGTTGGCTTCCAACTGTTCCATGGATTATTAGTAACATTATTTTCATCTTTAGTTAAAAGATATATTAAGTATTCTTTTTCTAAATCATTTTTTGTGATAGGAGTAAAAGTAACACGGTCGTATAATGTTTCATATCTATCAACTTTAGCCGTTGCCTTAATTTTTATTTTATTAAAATCGTACTCACGAATTAATACTTTTCTACGCAATAATTTTTTATTCATATTATGTCCATCTTAATATAAACCATTCACGATCTTTTTCTTCTTTAAACCAAAATCGTGCATTGTTAACGTACCAACGTGCATTAGGTGTCCACACTCCATCTTTAGGAGTCGGACCAAATGTTTGTATAGTCCAAGCTATCATTTCTTCCCATACACTGTAATCTCCGTAAGTAGTTCTACCGTTGACATAAATTACAAAATAGGGTAAACCATACACAGTGCTTTCAGCTAAAATTAATTCAGGTTTATGCATGGGTTATTCAAACTTCATTTTAAACCAAACATAATCTTTACTGTCTGTAAAGGCAAACACAAGTATATCACGCCCACCTATGTCATTGAATACCCATTGGTCTTTAAGTAATCCTTCATTAGAATTTATAAATGTTTGTTTAACAACTCTATGATAATCATATCTATATGATCCTTTGCAATGTTCATCACACCATCTGTAAATATAACGAACAGTACTTAACCAATGTCCTGAACCAAATTTAGGTGGTGATTCAAAAACAACAACATATGGATAAGAATGGTAAAACTTATCAACCGTAATTGCTCTACGATTGATTTTTTTATCAAAAGTTTTATTAAAGTCTCTCCAATTAGTCACGCCATGGGATTTTAAAATTCTTTTGTCACGCCATAACTTGTACAATGCTTTTATTCTACGTACTATTTTCATAGCCATCTTAGAGAAAATAATATAGCGTCCTGCTCTTTAACAAAATGAAAATCCATGTAATCTTCATTAGCATGACATTCATATTGATCACCGGGCAATCCGAAGTGTTCTATAGCCCATGCACAAGTCTCACTCCATGTTGAGATTGTATCTCCTCGTTTCCAAGGAATTCTAACTTTAATATCCTGCTTGTGCAAGTGTTTCTTTCACTGTTTTAGTAAGTTCAGGTTCACGTTTAAATTTTAAAGCCCACATTTCGGGATTTATGTAGTCAATAATAATTTTAACATGGTCTTGATTTAATTGATTAAGAAATTGGGTACCACTGTTACTTTGATACAACATCCATGGACTAATTTTTCCATTTGTAACCGCATGACATATTCTGTTTATATTTGCATAACGCAGTACGTCTGATATTTGAATGTCTTCCATTTCAGACAATTCCTTGCACGTTTTGACACTTCGTGCTAACGCATCAAATGGGTCCTCTTGTCGTAGATATTCAGTTAAAAACTTAGTATAGTTACTATCAGTTGCCCAATCGTTTAATTTAATACCATCTTTTAGTAACCATTCTACATATCTTGATACATTTATTACATTAACATTTAAACAGTAGTTACCAAATTTCACGAAAGCCAAATAGTAAGGACTGTGAATAAAATCCTCATAGGTTTTTATTTTTTTAGATGCGGTATGTTTGTTGTAAAACTGTACGAAACTTTGAAAACCAATTTGGTTCCCTCTTACATCTCTTTCTAACCATCGACGTTTCTTTTCACACGCATGAGTTAGTAAAGATTTTTCTCTACTAAAACTACGGTTACAGAACTCACAAACATTATTGGTTTCCGAGATTTTTTTCATATTGTGCAATATCTTCATCGGAAATTAAATCAGCAAGGGTTTCTATATCTTCGTATTTTAAATTCGGGAAGTGATTTGCCAAATAAACTTTTTTATGTTGAAGTTCAGTGTATGCTTTAGCTATTTCACTGATAGCATCCTCTGGGGCATTAGAATAAATTTTAGAAAAGTATTCTTTAATTTCTTTGTCTTTTGCTTTTTCTTTAAGTTTACCGACCTTGTTTGTTATATGCGGTACCCATTGATGAAATTGTTTTCCTAAATTAGGACTACTTGCGCAAAGCATCAACCATTGTAATTTAGGATGCTTTTGTACATATTCATTAAACAAATTTGTATTAGCATGATAGTCTACGCTTTGGATGTAGTATCTTTGTAAATCTGCTTTGGATTTGACTTGGCTTATCCAGTGCGTCATCATAAATGGCACAAAGCCTTTCTTCTGTTCTTCTGTTAAGTTGTCATAGTAATCATAATTTTTTTTATCTATAGCATCAATAGCAGAAAACAAATCAAAATCTGTGTTTTGGAATTTTTCTTCTTTTGGTGTTTGTTTTTTAGTAGTCATTAGAATGCTTGTTGATAATCTACGATTTCACAATTTCGGCTAATTTCTTTAACGAAATATACACACCTAGGTTTATCTGTATCGTCAATAGGTACGCACAAGAATTGTCCATTCTTTAATCTAGGTGCATACCAAGTTACATCATGATATATGTCAACTATCTCTATGTCAATGAAGCTTGGTCTAAATGAACTCAATGGATTAAACTGAAACGCTTTAAATCCTCTGTCATTAATACTTGTCAATGGTAATGTTTCTAAATCACCAAGTTCAGGTTCACCAATTAATATTTGCCAATCAACCGGCATCTTAATTATTTTATCCGCTATCCTCAATACTAATGCAGGACTATTAAAGCTTTCTAAAAAAATTAAAGGTATATAGTTATAATCTACATTTTGTGGATTGCTGTTATCCAATATTGCAAATCGTAAGTCATCTACCTCTTCTGGTAGTGTTTCTAAGTTGTAATAAACGTCATCTAAAGTAAGTATTCTCATAATTGTAATTATAGCAAATTTTTATCTGTATGTCAACTTTTCCATGTCGAATGGGTATGCTGCTTCTTTATAAAATGCCTTCCTCTGCGTAAGGTGCCGCTTTGCGAATTTACACGAACTGGTGATGTCCCAGATTTGTACGAAATCTTTGTCTTCCGCTTTTCTAATGCCTCGCCCAATACTTTGTATAACTCTGACAAAGCTTTTTCCGGGTTCCAAAAGAACCAAATTAAAAATGCGAGGAATATTAATACCCACAGCGGCCACACCGTAAGTCGCCACAATAACCTTATTATTGCTTGTCGCAATCTCATCATATTCTTCTTTTCTCTCTGTCAATTTTGTTTCACCACTTACGAAAACACTATTTGGAATTCTTTCAACTAATTCTTTACCTGCATTTACTCTGTCAACTAAAATTAATGTATTGCCTGAATTTTTTATTTTTAAAATTAACTCTGCTATGGTATCCAAACGTGTTTTATCTTCTAATAGATGTTTTAACTCGCTTTGATAATTTGTGAATTCTACTTGGTCTTGTAATTGTATGATGTTAACATGACAGTTAGCTAATACTCCTTTTTGTTGTAATTCACTTGCGCTTAGTTTATTGATAGAATTTCCTAGGCTTACTGTAATCGCTTGTGCGTTGTAAACTTCTTTTGGAATCGTACCTGTAAGTCCCCATCTAATTGGTATATGACTCATAACTCCTGTTAACAGTTCTTTAAGCACATCTGCTTTAGCCATATGCACTTCATCAACCATAACACAAACTACATCTTCAATAAAATCTTTAATTGTTTCTTTTGCCTCACCAGCAGTACTTAACTTAAGTAAGTTGTTTAAACTTTGCCAAGTACATATAGTATGTTTTTTATTCCATTCTTTTCTGTCACCAAAGTAAACACCAACATCAAGTCCTAAATTAATATAGTCTGCTTCAGTTTGAACGACCAAACTTTTATTCGGAACAATAACAATACTTCTTCCATAATTTTCTATACTATAACTTAATGCAGCAGTCATTAACGTTTTACCTGCACCAGTTGCTACCTCTTGTACGCTTTGTGGATTAGCTAGAAAATCGTTTACTACTTTTAATTGATAGTCTCTAAACTTAACTGGTTTTCCCTGATCAGGATGCCCTTTAGGCCAAGAACAATGACTAAACGTATCTTCTTGTATGCTTTCAAAGTTAAAATTTGTTGAATAGTTTCTTAAGTCCTCAAGTACAATATCGTAACCTGCACTGTCAATGATCGGCAAAATTTCTGGTAGTAGATTAACATAAGTGCTGCCACCTAAACTAAAGAAACTTATCTTACCGTTCCATCTACCCAAACGTACACTAGGCTGATATCTTGCACCCGGCTTTTCATACTCAAATTTTTTAAGTAATGTTTTTCTTTCTGAAAGTTCTAAACCTTCTAGCTTAACATTTACTTCATCTTTTACTATGACCTTACATGTTTTCATTTTAATTCTATAGGTTGACTATTCAGTACATGAATAGTTTTAGCCGCAGTTACTGGCTGTGTTCCATACATTCTTGATGTTATTTGTACGATAAATTTATCTTTATCTTCTGGTTGTACAAATTCTTGTCCATTAGCTAAAAATAGACATTCGATTCCATGTTCTAAAATTAATTTGTTTTTTATGTTATGGAAATATGAACTCAATCCATGTCCATTAAAATACATTAAAACTAAATCAGTTTTAATCGCAACTATTTTGTCAACGATAGTCAAGTCCTCAAACTCAACATTATAGTCTATGCTTTTAGCAAAGTCAACATCGTCAACAGAAAAATGCCTATAAAATTCATTTGATACACTTGAATCGATGTTAATACCATACCTTACTATTCTTGCTAGTGAAGGTAAAGTTATATCAAATGGTATGTCTTTAATAGCATCATACAATGGTTGATTGATGGCGTTAATCATCAATGAATTATTGTATACCAAAGTAGGATCCCAATATTTACAATCACTAAAATTGTAAATATCGTCTAATATTTTTTTAATGTTGTCGCAATAGTTCACAATAGGATAATACTTTTCAACTAAACTCACTAAACTTTTCAGTGAATATGTGCTACCGGGTATGGTCCAAATTTTCTCAGTTTTATTCCAAACTCCCCCAGTGTCCAGTTTTATAAATTCGGCTAAAAATTCTTTTTTATATGGACTACGTAGTATCAGTTCATTGTCGTTTAGTTCTAAGAAAACTTCTGTGTACGTAGGAAGACTTTGAATAGGAGTTGTTTCCCATGGCAACTCAGTTAAATCACTAACAAATAAATCAAACTTACCTAATTGTCTTGCATATCTCTCTACAATTTTATTTAATAAAGTTGCTTGATTTGTTGTTAGTGGCGATTTGTTAATTAAGTTTTTTACCTGAATGTTGGCGAGAAACTTTTTGTCATAAGTTCCCAAACTTAGATTGTTTAGTAAAAAATAAATTAACTGTTCTTTGGTATTTGGTGCCACTTTGTTCATTTGTATATTATATTACTTATATGCGAAAATTAAAAGTCAATAGGTAAAAAAGGGGCCTAAGCCCCTTTTTAGAATTGAAACATTTTACGATCTTTTCATACATGTAGTGCTTGCAAGCATCTTCCAGTTCGGGCTGATCTTGACCAAATCAGCAATCTTCAGACACATACGCAGACTGAGTTCATGCAGTTTGTTTTTGTTTTCTTGCATGAATTCAAAAATTTGTTCTGCGACACCATCATCAAAATTGTAGTCGCGGAACAGACCACCATCGCTATCACGATGAACTTGCTTGATACGCAACATCTTGTCACGCTCTGTATCAACAGTCAGGTCAAGAAAGTGACAACGTGACTGCAATGCCTCGAGGTGATCTTGTAGTTTCTTAGATTTTACATTCTCAAACTTCAAGTTTGTAATGAAGATTGCACTACCCTCAAAGTTAAACTGATCAGGGATACCCTCACGGCGCAACATAGAACTATCACTGTTCCAGCAGATACGGCGACGTTTGCCCGAATCAAGTGCTGCCTTAAGAATGTTCAGGGACAGTTCATCTTGAAATACAGAATCGCAGTCATCAAATACTAGCACGTTTTTCTTGTCACTGTATTTGTACAATTGAGCATACAAACCCAATGCAGTCATTGCACCTTTAACAATTTCATAGCGAACACGTTTGCCAGCAAGCTTGTCAAACATGCTTGCCTTTTCTAGTTGAGTTTCAACACCGAAACTCTTGCCGACACCGGGAGGACCTGAAACGATCATTGCCCGAATATCGCTGTTAATTGCTGCTTTTGTCATTTCATCAAGCACAGCAAAACGGGTAGCAATACGATCCATTGCTTCCTCATCAGTCTCTACTTGTTTAACTTCTTTTGCTTTAAATGCAACTGTGTTTTCACTCACTTTGGGCTCTCCATCTACAAATACAATATCGTTAATAGAATTGACTTTCACTTTGACAACATCAATTGCAATGTCAAACTGACCGTCGTTTTTTACAGTAAT